ATTTCGATGAAGCCATTTCCTGTTGATTCAAGATCTGTATAAACCTTTTCCATAATTTTTGTAAAACTATCATCATCATTAAGGCTTTCAAGCCAATCACGCAATTCAATCTTTGCTCTTTCAATTCTTTTTTTTGCTCTATCTGTTGCTGCTTGATCTTCAGATGTTTCTAATCTTAGTGCAGTTCTATCTGCAATATCAAACCTATAACCAAGTCCAACAATGTTTTCTACTTTTGCATCAATAGCAGCATGATTGGCAAAAGATGTATCATAAAAATTTGCTAATTCGTATAAATTGTATGGTGGTGTAATAACATCAAATAGACCATAACCATTTCTATAAACTGTTCCAGGGTTTAATGCTTTTGAAGAAGCATCCTCTATACCAGAAGGGTCTGCATTTGCTGAATCAAGATATTCTTGTGTTGGAATAACAGACTTATTAACTTGTCTTGCAATCCTTCTTTTAAAATTTTGATTTAATCCAGAATAATCTTTTAAATATTCCCAAGATTTATTAAATGGATCCTGTTCTTGAAAAACATTGTCTTCTTTAGACTGAGTATTTAAACTTGCTGGAATATAAGTAAACTCTTCTTCATCATTCATCAAAATTACTTCTTCCATGTGTATCTAAAGTTTGTTGTGCTGCATGCCAGGCTCCAAGATCGTTCATTGATGGAATCAATCCCTGTATCATTCTATCTTTTTGTTCTGAATACTCTTCTTCTGAAATTCTAGTAAGTCCTGGAACAAAGTGAGCAGTGCCTTGACCATCATCGCCAAAAGACATCGCAGCCCTCTTTAGTTCTGCTATTTTTGAAACATCACCTTTATTAGCAGGTATGTTTAAAACAGATCCAGTACCGTCTGTATACCATTTTCCATTTGACTTCTTATAAACATAAAGTCCCCAGTCATAATGCTTATCAATGATCTTACGACGCACATTATTTACTATTGGTTTACCAGTTTTTGGGTTTATTAAAGAATCCATAACCATAAGTATACCAGATTAAACAGGTGAACCTACAGATATTGACCATGAAGTATCTTTATATATTTTTAACTTTTCAGCATCAAAAATAATACCTTCTTGATCATCTATAATTATTTTATTAGTTCCCATATAGTTTGAATAGACTTCTTCTGCATTTACACCATATAAAGATGAGGTAGAAATAACTAAAACTCCATCCCAGGTATAGTTATTTAGCCAGAAGGTCCATTGACGTGGGGTAAGCCCCTCTTGTTTAACTTTTTGCCATGGTCTTGTTATTTTACTTTGAACCTGTTGTAGATTATTAGCCTGGTAATATGAAATGTTATTAAACAATGCAGGACTATTTAGATTAATAGACCCTCTAAACAAATCAAAGTTTAGTTCTGACCCAAAGTTTATTCCTAAAACTGTCCAGTCTTTAATTGTTAAAACAGGCTCTCTTGTTAATGTTCCATTAATAAAATAAGATATTCCATTAAAATCTAATCCAGTTAACTTACTCTTTGCATAAATTTTTGCTCTTTTACCAGTTGTATCATTTGAAACAATATAAAATATAATAGTGTCTGCTTTGTATCTTAATTCAAATAAAGGTATTGGCGTTCCTGGAAAAAATTGTTCATCGTATCTTATCCAGCATTGCATTGCACTTACTTTATAATTTTCTGCAATTGATTGATTAATAGGCATAGATATTCCACGATCAAAATTAGAATCAAAATCTCCACGAACTTGAATTCCTGATGTTTTATTTATGTATAAATATGGTGTGCTTCCTTTGTAAATACTAAATGGATTTTTTGATTTATAGTCATAATATATTCCAGATCTTTTATATGGAAATATATCTGTTCCAAATTTAGTACCAATTGGATTAAAAGAGTTATCATTTAGTGCTTGAGATGCAAGTTCTAATTTTCTTAATAAAATTGGTTTAGTTAATATTCCACGTACATTAAACTCTAAGTGATAAACAATTGCAATTTCATTAAAGTCAACATCTTTTCTTGGATAAATTATTGTGTTATCTACAACTTCAAATTTTGTAGTTGCCCAGGAAGAATAATTAGAAACATCAACTACTCCATTTTCTTTTGCTGTTACGATGTTAGTAAAGTTATTTTGTAATAAGTTTGCCCCATCTAAAACATATTGAAATGTTACATAACTTTTAATTGAAGCATTTTCTGTATTATACTCGTAGTACTTTAATGACTTTTCTTTAAGATCTTGATAGTTTTTCCAACCAGTTAATAAGGTATTATCTAATTGACTATAAGTTTTTTGAACTGGAGAAGAATATGTGGTGCTTAATTCATCATAGGTCCATGATCCTGTAGACTCTGATTCCAATAAGGTAGAGTTTGATGGATATCCAATATTAAACTGTAAAAAGTCTAAATCATAAAATGAATTACCCACATCGTTTTGTACATACTTAGCAAAATATGATAAAGGAAGGTAGTCTTCCCAATACCCTGAAACTCCTATGTCTAAGAATAACTTTCCGTATGCATATGTTGGCAATAGTGTATAACTTGCTGTATGCTGTAAAAGTTCTTGTGCATAGTCTAGGTCTACAGTTCCATTTTCATTAAAATAGTTTTGTATTTTTGTTAAATCTAAAAATGTAGAAAATCCAACTGAGTAGATATATCCTCTAAATGTTTTAGAGCCAATTTCATCTCCACCAACATACAAACTTAAAGAGTTTTGATTTCCAAAAAATGTTGCTACGTTGCCACCAAAAGTATTAACAAAACTTTGAATATTAATTCCTACAGGGAAAATTTCACCTAAGTTAATGTTTTCAATCCTATATATTTCTTCTGTTACTCCAGAATAAGTTAGAGAATATACAATATCTAAACCATCTACCTTAATTGTAAAATTATTTGAATTGGTTGCACTATATATTTTAAACAAAATTTCTTCATCTTGATCTGTTCCACTGCCTTCTTCATTTATTTGAAAGACACCGTAAATAGAAGCAACCTGAGAATTTAAAACATTAAAATTAGAAAAATTTATATATGAGCCTTGACTATCCCAGGAACTATCTGAGTTTAGGCATATAAACCTTTCTTCTGTTCCAAGATCTCCACTTGTTATATTGTTATATAGGTCAGTAGAATCATCATATAAATCCTGAATTGTTTTTGTTCCTGTAAAAATTGTTGGCAGAGAATACTGTGGAGTGGTTAATGCTTTTGCAGTTGTAGTTAAGTTGTCAAAACTTCCTTGCTGCCATTCCGCAAAATCTGGGTAGTTATAATTTGAAGTATAGTTGGCAAAAGAGTAATCAATGACAGCAGAAGTTCCACTATAGGCTGCATCAATATTTTCTGAAGATCCCACACCCTGTCCGTATACATATCTTCTTTTTGCAATAATGTCTGGTACTTGATATGAATAAATTGCAACACAATCAAGATCTATTGTGTTTACATCTTCATAACAATAAAAACCTATCCAATCCTCATCATTTAAATGTGGTAGTTGAATTTGACTTGTTACAAAATCTAGAGATATTACCTGCTCTCCATTTACTAAAACTGTTGCATTATTTTCAATAACCCTTAAATGGATTAGCATTGGTCTAAACCATTCTCCAACAAAATAAGAACTAAAGTTTCCATCAATTAAAAGAGTTAAAAATCCACCCTCAACATACAAACCATTATTACTTCCTATTGGCCCAAATATTTTTTTTGGTTCAAAGGTATCTGAGTTTATTCTTACCCAAAACTCAACAGTATAATCATTATATCTTCCACCTTCGTGTAAAAATCCTTTTCCTGGAAAAATAATTGATGGGTTGTCATTAATGTTTGGTGTTAGTTTTGTAACATTAGATGCACCGAAAACTAATGGTATTCCAGTATTTTTTGCAACTAGTGCTTTATCTTTTACAAGATAATATGCGGTATCAGAAGAAATTCCATATGCTGATGCTTCTACAACCTTGCTTGTAGTATTTAAATTAATATTATTAGGAAAATCTATAGGAAATATTCCTAAAGATGTTGAGTTAAATTCTTCAGACCATTGTCCAACTGATATTCCATTAAAATAAAATCTATAGTCATCTTCAGAAACTCCACCAGTATTTGTAACAATCTTTAGTAGTATTCTAAACTCTGTATTTTCATTTGGTATATCAAATGTTCCAGAAATAAATGACCAGGATTGATAAATGTTTGTTTGAAAATCATTAAAAACCCTTATTGTTTCAGATGTTGTTGTATCTACATATTCAAAACCAACTGAAATTGACTGTAGGTGTAAACTATCAGAATAAAAATATGTTCCTATACAAAATGTTTCAAGGCTTTGATCAAGATTAGAAAAATTTGAAAGATATGGACTCCACGATATTGTTTCATGACCGTCTTGTACTGGAACATCTGAATATATAATTGTTGTTGTACTGTCTGGAAATGGCACACCATCTGGTGGATTTATTACTGGAGTTGATCCACCACCAATACCGTCCCAAACAGACCCTATATTTCTTTGCTCTTCAGTTATTAAACTAATATAATCTAATTTATCATCTAATGCCCAAAGAACTAGTGGGTGTTCACTAAAAATCTTTTCTGCATATAAATTAGATGGACTAGACATTATTCTCCTATAACCTTATTATAGCAGGATGAAGTCTAATATAATTTAATCTCACATGCATCTGTTGAGCAATAGGATTCACCTTCTGCTTCAAGATTTTCAACACCATCATAAATAGCAGACCAATCAATCTTTGCAATTGTTCCCACATAGGAGTTATATTCTTCTCTTGTTATTTCTGAATATGGCTGCTGAGGATAAACCTTATCACCCATTGGTAAGAATGAGACTGCCTTTAGTTGACCTTCGTACATATTAAGAGCAGGAGCAATAAACTTCTTTTCATTTTCTTTATCAAAAGATAGCGTTACAGAAACTCCATTGTCAGACCAGTACTTTTGAGCAGTTGCTGCTAAACCAATCTTTTCAAATAGGCTGACCTGCTTCTCTGCACGTTTATGTCCAGATGCTACTGGAAAATATACTACTGACGTATTTGCTGACACTAGATCTGGTTCAATTTTATATCCCGCTGCTTTAAACAAGTGAAGCATTGGGTCGGTATTTCCAAAACGAATAGCACGAAGATAAAACTCTCCGCCAGGTCCCCAATGAACTCCAGGGGTTGCACCAGAAAGAAGTGAAACAGATCCTGAAGGCTTAACTGTTGTTACACGAACTGATTCACGAACACAAAGCCATTCTGAATATTGGTGATCATAATGACGGATTTTATTGTATCCTTCATCCATCCATTCACGAGTCGTTGGAAGACCATATGTGTCTGCAAATGAAGCAATACCTGTAAGAGATGTTCCAATTCGACGATTTCTTTGCATAATACCGTTTGTCTGCTGCCAATGTGTAGGCATAAGAGTTACAGTCTTTCCATAAAGATAAGCAAACTTCAACGTCTTGAGGAAGTCCTCCTTGGATTCATGACGATTAAGGTGCACTTCTACAAGTGTACATAGTTCGTAACTTTCCAATGGCTGCTCCGCACAAGGGTTGAAGCCCATAATGCGAGTGTCCTTATAATCAGGAGCATCCGCAAGACGGCCATAATCACGAGCAACATCAAGCCAGATAAAACCTGGTTCTCCATTGTCTGCAATTAAATCTACATAGTCTTCATACTTTGTTCCAACTGCTGCTGAAATAGAGTTGTTACTCATCCATGCCCAACCTGGTTTTTCTGGATCATAAGAGTTGCGCTCTGGAAATACTTCTGGATTCTTAAGATTAATAAAACCTTCATCTTCTGGTGTACCAAGTGCAAGGGTAGCAGAACGACGAACATTTCCTGATACTACACATGTACCAATAAGATTAACTAAATCTACAATAGCACGACTATCTAATACTTCTCCCGCTCTAGAACCAATTACATTACGAATGCGTGTATGGAGATCAATAAGTGGTGCTGGACCGCTTGCAACGCCTCCAAAGCCCTTAATAGGGGCACCTAGAGGACGGATAAGGTCATAGTTAAACTCTTGAATAGACTGGTTTGCACGAAGGAATGAATTAATAAGCAATCTTACAGACTCTACCCATCCCTCACGAGTATCTGGAATTTCATAAGTAGATAATGGCTCTGTTGGAGAATAAATAAACATTTGTTTTTCTTGTCCAAGAGTATCAAACCCAACACCAATACCAAGCATTAATGCATCCATTACCCAAGCAAATAGTGCACCTGGATCATTACGATCAATATCACGAGTAGAAACCATTGCACAATTTTGAAGGGATGCAGAGTTACGCTTCTCCATAGTCATAGGAGTACCAAATGCCCAAAGACCACGACCTGGTGGAGTCCACTTTAATTCAAACATTCTCTGAAAGGCTTCTTGAGCAGACTTCTGTGCCTTATTGTCATTCCATGGAAGACGATTATCTTTAGCATGGTTTTTCTGTACTGAATACATACCCTCGATTACACGACGACAAACTTCGTGCCAGCGTTCCTTAGTTCCGTCTTCTTTAACACGAGAATATGTACGAATAAATGTAATCTCTCCTAATGAGTTAGACCCTGCATCTGAAAATCCAAATGGGGCTGGAGTGTTGTTATATTTATTTACAAATTCTTCTGATAGACGAAAAGAGAATACGCTTTCTGACATTTATTATGTACCTTTCAAAGTAAAATTAGATGAGTACTTCATAACTTTCGAAGTAGTACCTAATTATAACACAGTTTAAAAAGAAAAACACGCCCAATAAGAGCGTGTTAATCTATAGTTTAGGTTTAGTACTTTGTTTTTTAATAAGCACCCATGATTTGCATTGTTTCAAGATCAATTTCGTATCCATTAGCATCAAGTGTTGTAAACACATCTGAACGAACTTTTGTAAGTCCAAGAATTGTTGTTACAGTTGCGCCTGAAGCAATTGATGTTGAACCAAGTGTAGGTGCTGAATATGAAGATACTGTTGCCCATGATGCATCAGTTCCATTAGTAGTTAAATACTTTCCTGAATTTCCAGTTTGTGATGGAAGAGATACTGGTGCTGCTGCCCATTCAATTCCATTTGTGGCAGATGAATTTGCTGTAAGCAAGTATCCATTTGTTCCAACTGCAAGTCTAGCAACAGTATCGTTTGCAGATGCTACTAAAATATCTCCCTTAGCATCAACCAATGATTTTGCAATCTTAGCATCTAATTGTGTTTGGATTGATGAAGTAACTCCGTTTAGATATCCAATTTCTGTGTCGTCAACATCAGTAACTCGAAGTTGTACAGTTCCTGTAGCATCAGGAAATGTGATAGTTCTGTCTGCTGTTGGATCTGTTACGGTGAGGGTAGTTTCAAAAGCATTTGCAGTTGTACCTTCAAAAACAATTCCTGTTGTAGCATTAATTGTTGTACTATTAATAGTAGTAGTTGTACCGCTTACAGTTAAGTCTCCTGATATTGTAACATTTCCACTTCCGTCTGCTAGAACAACTGTACCATCAGCATTTGGCAAAGTAATAGTTCTATCAGCAGTAGGGTCAGTTACTGTTATTGTTGTCTCATATGAATTATCTGTTGTACCCTCAACAATAATAGATGTTCCTGGAACAATTACATTCTTGCTAGAGTCAAGTCCTGCAACTCCTGATACCGCTCCAATATCTGATGTCTCTACATATCCACCAAGTGATGCGCCAATAATGTCTTCAACGTCAGCAAAATATACTAGGTCAGCCCAGTAATTTACTCCATCACCAATTTTAAATTTATTTGTGTCTGATTCCCAACCAATTTCACCTGCATTTAGGATTGGTCCATCACCATTATTAGAAGAAACCCACTGAGAAGCAGTGCCTCTTCGCTGTTGCATTCTTGTTGCCATTTACTATCTCCTCCGTGGATATATATTCATATTATAACAGATATTTAGTTATAAACTTCTGTTGCGATTCCGCCATCATATGTTACTGCCCAACTATTTGTATTGTAGAAACCAGCATCTTCTTCAGAACCAGCCTCATTAAAAAATCCTGCATCTTTAAATGTACTTACAATAAGGCCTGTTCCGCCAATTGCTGTGTCGTGAATGTGTTGTGGAATTTCAAGTGTGTCTTGAAGTAGTGCAATTGTATTCCATTGACCACCATAATAAAATAAAAGTCTATTTTCTAATGTATCAATATAAAGTTGACCATTTACAGCAGATCCTGGTGCTTGTGCTGCAGTAGATACAAGAAGTGGCTTTGAATCTACATAAAGTTTTGTTGTTGCGTGTGTGTCAAGAGTAGGGGTGGCAACTGTAACAGTTCCTCCAAAAGTACCGCCTTGGTTTACATCTAAACCATGCTTTACCTTAAAGTCTCTATTTGTAGTTGCCATCCCTAGCCTCTTTTCTTAATTATGCCTTGATGTAGGTCTTGCTTACCTTGACAGTAGTATTTGCTGCTGCTGCGGTAACTTGTAGAAGAACATCTGAACCTGAAAGTACAGCATTTGTTGTTCCTAGTTCACCATTGCTTTGTACATCTGCGTACTCTGTTAGGTAAACATTGTTTGAACCATCTACTGCTACAAGAACTTCAATTACTTCAATGTCTCCACCAGCATTTTTCAACTGAACAACATACTTAGCAGCAGAATATGTTGCTGCTGCAAATGTATCAATTGTTGTTGCTGAAGTGCCAGCGACTGCTGTTGCAGAACCTGTAAGAGTATCAGCGAATCCAATAGATGTTGCTAATGCTGCACCAAGAGTTGGTGTAACAAGAGTTGGGCTATTAGAGAATACTACTGTGCTAGATCCTGTTTCGTTAGTTAATGCTGCTGCAAGGTTTGCAGATGTTGGTGTTGCAAGGAATGTTGCTACGCCAGTACCAAGACCAGAAACATCATTTGCAATTCGTACTGTAATTGTGTTATCTGCACCATTGATTGTCTTGTTAGTAAGTGTCTGTGTTGCAGCAGTTACTAGTGTACCGTTTAGGTAGTAGTTCTTGCCAGAAGCAAGATTGAAGTGTTCAGATGAGGTCCATGCATCAGTTGCATCTACCCAGTTAAGAGTCTTATCTGTAGCACCCTTAAGAGTAATACCACCACCGTCAGCGCCTGCATCTGTTGGAGATGCTACTGAACCAAGTGTGAGGTTCTTGTCGTCAACTGTGATTTCTGTTGAGTTAATTGTAGTTGTTGTACCATTAACTGTTAGGTCTCCTGAAAGAACCAAAGATGTACCAGTTGCAGCACCAATGTTTGGTGTTACAAGTGTTGGTGTGTTAGCAAAAACAAGTGCTCCAGTACCAGTCTCGTCTGAAATTACTCCAGCGAGTTCTGATGAAGTAGTTGAAGCAAATGCGCTTAACTTATTATTTGTAAGAGCAACAGTACCTGTGGCATCTGGGAAAGTTACTGTACGGTCAGCAGTTGGATCTGTAACTGTAAGTGTTGTCTCAAACGCATCAGCAGTTGCACCTTCAATAACGATTGAACCGTCTGAAAGTGTAAGTCCTGAAACTGTTGGGCTTGTAAGTGTCTTGTTTGTAAGAGTCTGTGTATCAGTTGTTCCAACTACTGCACCTGTTACTCCGTGTACTCCAGTAGAAGCACCTGTGTGTGTTGTGAGTGTTGAAGAATCAGCCTTGTTTCCAAGTTGTGTCTGAATTGCAGATGTTACGCCATCAAGGTATCCAATTTCAGTATCTGATACGTTTGCAACTCTAAGTTGAACAACTGTAGAATCTACTGTGATTGTATTTGATGGGTCGCTATATGTAAGTCCTGAGACAAGAATTGTTCCAACTGCATCTTGTGCTCTTTCAACTGTAAAATATTGGTTTGTGCCTTCTGAAATATTTGTTGTAGAAGCATTTGCTGTAGCAAATT